TGTCAGTGACAAGATTATTGTTGCTACCTATGGAGTTGCTGCTGTGGGTATCAATATTCCTCGCATTTTTAATATGGTACTGCTTGAACCAGGAAAGAGCTTTGTTAGGGTTATCCAATCTATTGGACGAGGCATACGAAAAGCAGACGACAAAGACTTTGTTCAAATCTGGGACATAACAGCAGATTGTAAATTTGCAAAGCGACATTTAACAAAGCGTAAACAATTTTATAAAGAGGCAAATTACCCATTTACACAAGAAAAAAGCATATACAAATAAAGGAAGTGCAGTGCGTATATTAACCGTAGAAAATACAGTATTTGAAATGAATAATTTACCAGACCAAGTTGATGATCTTAGGTTCTGTGTGCTAGACAACAGTAATCCAGCAGATGCTGACTATTACTTTTTACCATTAGTTTTTTTAGAAAGTTTCAATGATCCTGCTCTTGTGCTAAAGATAGGAAACCATAAAATTATGATGCCATATAATTGGCGTATTCTTATTGGCGAAGCAGAAATTGGTGACCTTGAAGCCCTACCACTGACAAAATTAAATGATCGTGGGTTTCAAGCCTTTACATTTAATCCTATTAGTTCATTTCGTGCAGAGTTTATGAATATTGAAATAACAGATGTTTATCAAGATGTGCGCTGGTATTTTCCTAAAATAAAAAACGGTCAATTACTGTGCATACCGCTAAGTGATGGACCAAAGCCAATATGTGCATACTTTGTTAAAGAAATTAGCAGAGCAAGCGAATTGATTGACATTCAAAACATAGTATGATAGGATACTACTATGGGAAATGTAAGAGCACAAGGCAGTAGCATGAGTACATATGAAAACAACATTGGACCCGCAAGGTGGATGGCAATCCTTCGTGCTACCGAAACTAATCCTACGCTAAAAGAACTTGCTGACGAATTGTTAGTAATGTATGAGTTGAGTGAAGAAGTGCAGAAAGATGATGGCAGCATCTCTGGCATATTTTCACCAACTGAAAAAGGTGAATGGAGAGGAGTAATCCTTGGTTAATAAACTTGATATTGGTTATGAGATGGCACAGTTAGATACCAAGAACCGTGCCTTTTATGATGAACTTACCGATGAAGAACGCAAGAAGTTCTCTACATATCTTATGTTGCGTTGGGGCAGCGCAGTTACAGGAGTTTCAGAGTTGCAGCAGTATTATTTGCAAGCAATGAATGAACGAGTTAACAAGCGGTTTTTTGATATCAACAAGCATCCTAAACTGCAGTGGCTGTTGATGACAACGGTAAGTCCTGATATGGGTAACCATCGTCATGAATGGATGGCGTTTAATGCTCGCAAATCAAAGAACAAACGAGCAGATATTATTGCAAAACTATATCCAGAATATAAACTTGATGATTGTGAATTAATGGCAGACAGCATTCCTGATCCTGAGTTCAAGGCAATGCTAGTAGAATTAGGTTGGAATGATAAAGAAATTAAAGAAGCAATGAAATGACAATTAAAAGTGCTTTTACAAATGCTGGCGATGTTGCACTTGTTAACATCCAAGAAACTCATGGCGGTCAAACCATTGGTATTAGGTTCTCCACTGAAATGATGGAATTGGCTTCTTTTTGGAAGGAATGGGGACCAGTATTTAAGAGTTATAATCCAAGTGTTATGGATGCGTTACAACAAGCAAAAGTATTGCATGAAATAAACAAATGAGTATGGATGAATTGCGCAAAATCGCAGCAGAAGCAGCCAAAGATGTTAAACTAGGCACACATGTATGCAAATACTGTAGCCAAGGATTTGTGCGTGAAAGTACACTGGCGGTTCACCAGTGTGAACCAAAACGCCGTGACCAACAACAACATGAAAAAGGTGTGATCATTGGATTTAACGCTTGGCTTCGTTTCTTTGAACTTACACAAGGTTCGGCAAAGTTTAAAACATATGCAGATTTTTGCAATAATACTTTTTACAATGCATTTGTAAAATTTGGACGACACTGCGTTAGCATAAATGCCATTAACACCAGTCAGTTTACTGATTATGTATTAAAGCAGCAGTTGAAAATTGATAATTGGTGTAAAGACAAAGTGTATGATGAATATCTTCATCTGCTATTGCGTACTGAAAATAGTAGCGATGCGTTAGAGCGTTCAATCTTAACTATGCAAGATTGGGCAGAAGATACCAATAATGATATAACACAGTATTTTGAAGCTGTTTCAAATGGTCGATTTGTGCAGCATATTATCAATGGTCGTGTTTCTCCATGGGTGCTATATTGCTGCGACAGTGGAATTGCTAAACTTGAAACTTTGACTGAGGAACATGTTGGCATGGTTATTAAACAGATTGATCCTGATTTCTGGCAAAGAAAACTTCGAGATTATCCAGCAGACGCTGAAATGAATCGTCATATATTGCGACAAGCAGGTTTTTAATGACTCAACGATTTATAATTGGCAATGGGTTATCGCTTAGTGAAGTTCGTGAATTATCTGAAAATGTTCATACTATTGATTTAATAAAAAATAAAAGCATACTTGTCATCGCTGATGTATCATGGTGGGTATTAAATGAAGAAGATATTGCAGAATGGTGCAATTCTTCATTGACAAGTTGGTCACAAAAAGGTATGATACTAGCGTTTGTTAACGATGAAGAAAGAACACTTTTTTTGGTGAGATGGTCATGAAAAATGAATTAACATCTAATTGGCACAAGATATCAGGTACTTCTCTTAATGGGATACCCAAAGATTATAAGAAATGGTGTCAAGAAAATATTGGTATGGAGTATAATAGTGAAAATCCTAATGGAAAATGGTATCAATTTATGGAAAAAATATATGAACCATATCCAAAACAAATTTATTATCTAAGATATATGTTTCTCAATAAGGAAGATGTAACATTATTTGCAATGAGATGGGCATAAATGGACATTGACATAGACTTTGGAAACCGCGAGGATATCTTGAAACTAATCAAGCATATACCTGCGTCTATCAGCCGTGACGGTGCCGTTGTCAAGCACAACACTGGAGTCTATGTCAATCCCATACCCCAAAACCCACTTACTGGTTTAAGTAATATTGATTATAACGAAGCCGAAGAACTTGGCTATATGAAGTTGGACCTGTTGAATGTGCATGTTTATAATTCAGTTCGCAGTAACGAGCATCTAGACGAACTCTGTAATACTGAACCGCAGTGGGTCCAACTTCACAATAAAGAATTTGTTGATAAGTTAATTCATCTTAATGGCCACTATGATCTTGTCCAGAAACATTTTCCAGATACAATGGATAAGTTAGCAATGGTATTAGCAATGATTCGTCCAAGTAAACGATATCTTGTTGGAAAACGATGGAAAGAAATTGCCGAAGAAATTTGGTTAAAACCGCATGAAGGCTATTACTTCAAGAAAGCACACGCATACAGTTATGCGCAGTTAGTAATGGTTCATATGAATTTATTAACCGAGTTTGCGAACTAACTGAACAACACGGCGTTTGGTTCGCTTCTCTGCTAGCTTGGCAATGCTAACAATATGTCCATGTTGTTCTATTATATCTTTGCAAGCTAGCGTTACTGTACTGTACCTGAATGGATTCCAACTTTCTTTAAGAAATATGTTAATAGGAATTAATCTATTAGATTCCCACCACCATATTTCTGCAGTTTCTAAAAACCCAAGTTTATCTTTATCTGTTCTTAATTTATTAAAAGCATACATGCTTACGATATCGGTATCATGATTTTGTATAATACCAATATAATCACTGTGAGTATATTTTATGTAACTTAGGAACGGGTATTGTTCTAGCATTTGTTCAATTGAAATCATAATAAATATAAAAGGAGTCCATTCTGTGCAGCCAATTTTAGGTTATTTATATAAACAAATCATTACCGTTGTAAAGAACAGTGACTTCGCACCACACAGGGAGAATCAGTTAGTGTATGCGAAACCATTACAAATATACAAGGGTGTAGATAACCGATTCCAATTTTTGTTTAAAAACCAAGACCAAAAACCTGTAAGTCTACTTGATAGTTCAGTTCTATTTAACTTGATTGATCCTACTACGACAGAATTAGTTTTTAGTAGAGCATTACAACTTGTTTATACTGATGCTGGTACTGCCACTACACTTGTTGAGAGCAGTCTTATTGATGATGTAAACGCTGGATTATACAATTATAGTATTGTAGTTACAAGTCCAGAAGGCGAACAGCAAATTGCATATAGCGATGACAACTATAATGCACAGGGGCAAGCTAGAATACATGATAATGTTTATCCTGCATTTGTTGAAAGTTTTAACCCTACTATTTTAAATTATACAAACGATATCAGTACTGGCTATCTAAATGTTGCTTATACAAGCGCAACACAAATGGCAGACCGTGTTAAAGGTCGTGCGGTCGCACAAACAGTGCAGTATAATTGCACTGGATTTACTGGTACAATTGAATGCCAAGCAACACAAGATTATCTTAGTGTCAGCAATGCTGCTACTTGGGTTGTTGTACAAGATGTAACCCTAAGCAACATGACAGGCAACGGATATTTTAATTTCTATGGTAAATTTAACGCTGTACGATTTAAAATAACACAAACTAGCGGCACTGTAAATTATATTGCATATCGTCCTTGACTTTTGTTATAAATCTGTTATATTAGTTGTATGGAAATAACTG